TGGCATCCCGTAGGGGAGTCGAACCCCTGTTGCCGGGATGAAAACCCGGTGTCCTAGGCCTCTAGACGAACGGGACATAATTAAAAATCTCCTTGGTCTCTATCAACGACTTGAATACAATTAATGCCGTTGTCTCTCCACATGTCGACAACTCTGTTTCTATCATCGTAAACAGTATCTGGATTGCCGCCAACCATATCTCTAATAACTTGTAAAACGTCTCTTTTGAAAACATCATCAGCTCTGAAATCTCCATCAGGTCTCATGAATAAGATAGGATTGTCAATACCAATCCAATCGTTGATTTGTTGAATAGTAATATCTCTTTGTGCATTGTTTCTTGCAGATACAAACATAACGTTATCTCCGTTTGCAACATGATCTCTTGCAATATCACAAACATGTTGAATTGGAGTATCGTTTACAGTTTGATCTCTAAAAGAATCCCAATCATTATTACCATTAGTAATATGAACTCTTCTATGATCGCAGTTTGCGATAGTTCCATCTATGTCAAATACTATATTTCTCATTGTTCTCCTAATCAATTTATAGTACTATTATACTACAGTTCTCAGCAAATGTAAACAGTTTTGCTAAAATAAGTGCATTTATTTTTTATATTTCGTCTATTCTATGTAGAATATAGGTATTATTGAGTATTGCTAACTTAAGAATATTGTTAGCTTTAGGTATATGTTCTCTTTCGTATTTAATTACTAGACTACTCCATAGTATTTTAAAGGCTACAAGTTCACCAAGGCTTGGTTTTGTACTAAGTAATGGATTAAGCTCTTGTGCTTTACCTGACTTTACACCAACATAGGTAGTTAATATATCAAGTGAATTTAGATAATGAAAGGTTTTGATATCATCTTGTTGGTAAGGTAAATATCTGTACTTTTTCTGATTTTCCTTTGACTTGAATTGTATCGACTGCAGTAAAGCTTCGTTCTGAACTTGCTCCAGCAGTGAACTGTGATAACAACACTCGAACCCCATCGTAATTGCGAGTTTGTCCTTCGAGTCTAGCACCCAAGTTGACGGCGTCTCCAATAACGGAATAGTCAAATCGAGTTTCTGATCCCATGTTTCCGACAATGCAGTCCCCGGTATTAATACCAATACCCACATCAATCCTAGGTAAGCCTTTATCTTCGAGTTCTTTAATAAGTTCATCTGCGGTTTCTATTATTTCTTCTGCTGCCCTCAAGGCCATGTCAGCGTGGTTATCACATTGTAATGGTGCGTTCCAAAAAGCCATAATACAATCGCCCATATACTTATCAATGGTGCCATCATGTTTGAGAATAACTTTAGTCATTCTATCTAAATAGTTATTTATAATTTCTACTAATCCTTCTGGATCATCATTGTTTTTATAGTGTTCTGATATTGGTGTAAAGCCTACGATATCCATAAACATAAATGTCATGGTTTTTCTTTCACCACCCAGTTTAAGTAGTGATGGATCTTTTTGTAATAGTGCTACTTGTCTCGGATCAAGGTATGTTTCAAACTGTTTCTTTATTTGTTGTCTTAACATGAACTGTTTATAGAAGTTATTGAAGCTCGCTGAAGTAAAGGAAATTATATATAATATTAGTTGAAAAGTAAGATCGAGGAGTATATAAAATTTATTCCAAATATAATAAGTCAATCCGACTTGTGCGAAACAGAAAACCAGAAAACCGATTCCAGAGACCCACGCCGGTGCTCGATATACAAGTAGAACCAATACCAGAGCCAGAACAAAACTTGAAAGAATTTCTATCGGAGTTGCGTACTGAGGCCGAGATATTGGATTGTCAGAAAAGATTGTATGAAGAGCATTTGCCTGTAACTGATGAGGATACATAAGTCCATTCGGAGTTGATAACTGCTGGCTTAATCCACGAGCTGTCACACCTATAATAACTGCTTTACCTTGTAAATTATCTACGGCTGATAAATTATCAATGTAATCGTATTCTTCAAACTCTGTATTCCATTTTAACCATATTGAACCATCACTATCTGTCGGTACTTCAAAAGGTCTAATTACTACGCTTTCTATTCCAGACTCATTTGATTTAATTGTATATGACAATTGATCGTATACTAAACGAGTCATTTCTAATGCGAATGATGGATATAACTGATTGTCTATATTTGTTAGTAGTGGAATACGTCTTGTGATACTATCAACCTCTGGTGCTGCATTCGATATACCTACACCCCAAGCCATTTCTTCAAGAGGTTTAATATTCGTTACAATACCTTTATATTTGTAAATAAAATCTAAAGGCTCTCCCGTACCAAAGGTTGCGTATCCTACGTATGGAGCTGAATCGCTTCTTCCATACTCATCTGCCGTTTGAGTTAATAATATTCCGTTGTCTTTTATCCATGATGCGAATACTTCGTCACCACCAAATCTATCTGGTTCTGGAAACATAATTGTAAAGCCAATATAACCAGCATTTTTATTTCTCAAATCTGATATCATTTGAGCGTATTCTTGTCTTGGCCAAGGGAACTGGCCACGCTGTTCTAGTGATTCTTCTCCGATATTAATTAATACAATATCATTTGACTTTTCTTGAGGTAGAAGCTTTATGTATTGATCGAAGCTATTTAATCTGATTTGTTCCATAAAGGCTGGATCCCATATACGAATTCCAACCATAAGAACTACGAGTATTAAAGTACTCCAGATCGTTGTGATGTATTTCATTAATTACCTTGAGAAACATTAACTGTACAACCGCCGACAGTATAACAAGTATTCGTAATAGAATAACTTTGATTTGTACTTCCTTGCTGTAATAAGTTTAATGTTGTAGGTTCAGTTCCTTGTAGTGTGATTTGTGAATTATGATTTGCATTACCTTTTTGCATCAGGTCAACTGTTGATCCATCAGCTGTTCCATAAAAATATATATGACTATAATGAGATCCAGTACCTTCTTGCCATGATTCTAAATTTGTATCATCAGCATGTATATCTAAATTAAACGTATGTGAACCGCTTTGATAAACATCAACAGTATTATCATTTCCTAATATATGTCTACCATACGTTGCACCATCGTATTGCATAACGGTTTCGTCATTGTTTGTTCCATCAACATCTCCACCCCATGACTTTCCTGATCCCCAGTATGAGACCCAAGATATAGAATTACCTGAGCCATTCTGTGTTAAGTCAAATGAATTACTTGCATGTGCAAATGAAAAATTAACGCTATTGCCATAACCTATTTGAGTAATATTTAAATTTAAATCATCACCACCATCAACTTGTTCTACGTGAATATGGTTATCATCAGTTGGACCAGCCTTTACTTCTGACACAAATGCAATTAAAGCAAATAATAATAAAGCACTTCCAAATGCTCTTGATACTCTATTATCTTCGTGATCTATATCTTTTTTCTTCATATTTTTATTTATAACTGTTTAATTCGTATGTCTATATCTTCGCCGTCATTACCTGTAATTAATCCAGACCATGTTGGTGTTTCTGTATCTAGTGCAAAACTTCCACCTGCACCGATTTGTATTTCTATTAGACCATTTACACTTCTAAATAAAACCAAATCTCCATCTCTTAAAAATACGTTATATTGTGATTCTTCGTTTAAACCTCTTCTTGCACCTTTAATATCAAACTCGCCTAATGTATCAAATAGGTCTCCTGAATCTACGATGTCTAATACATCTATCAGAAACTCAACATCGAGTTCATCAATATCTAATTCATTAAACTCATCGAGCTCGTCTTCTTCTAATGCATCTTCTTCTAGCTCAGTAAAATCTAAAAAGTCTATATCTAATATACCTTGATCTTCGTCTTGTTCGTCTGCTAACTCTTCTTCTATTCTTTGTTTTACTTCTTCTGGTGGATTAACAATAAACATATTGTCAATTAATGCTGGAGTAATGCCTTGTATTACAGTTTCTGATGTTGGTGGTCTATCATATGATGCTACCATAGTGGCTGCATACGCCTCGTCTAACACCACAGTTCCACCTAGGTTAGATACTTCTATAACTCCAGAAGGGTTTCCTTGTGCGTCAGGAAGTAATATAACTAGTGATCTACCAATCTCATCGATGGTTGTCGTAAAGTCTGTACCTCTAACTGAAATAGTTGCTGTCGGTGTGGATATATCTATGTTTGCTTTATTTACTAATCCCAAAGAACCTGATGCAAATCTTGCTGTTCCACTTACCATACGCATAGACATTTTAGATAAGTTTGGATTAGGATCGTAGTATACTGTATCTATTAATACTCTTGAATGTTCTTTTAATTGTAGTTCTGCTTTATCTAAGAATTCGATAAGCATTCGACCGTTTGCTGTTTCTGCCTGGTCGTTAAGTTCTATTTGTAGACCTACATCGTGGTTATAATTTTCATTACCACGCATGATTCCGCCATAACCAATAGACTCTCTAATATCGCCAATGGGTTCAGCATAACCGAACCCACTGATGAGTAAAAGACTAGCTATCGTTAGCTGAATCTTTTTGATTAAGTTGAATGATCGCATTGTCTGATGTAACATCTAATACAATGTTTGCATTCGGTGAAGAACAACCGTTCCCTGCGCCTGAAACGCAAGTACCAGATATTTGATTAATATCAACATCTGCAGAGTCACCATCTAATGTGAACTCTAGGTTTTGCTCACCATCGTTTTGCAACGTATTGATGTTATTACTATCACCAGTAATTTCAAAATCCCAAATGTTATCGTCTGATTCCCAGTCGATATCAAAGACATTTGAACTACCAATTAAAATTAAATCTGCATTTAATCTTTCTGCACTCGCAACTTTACCGTAATCAATATCAAAAGTGTTTGAATCTCCTGTTACGTCAAAGTTTACGTTACCATCATCTGCACTGCCTGTATCACCGATGTTCCAATCTATAACATTTGAATCTCCAGTAAAGTCAAGCTTATAGTATGAACTATCAGCTACAACTGGACCAAATAAAATATTTTGGTTACCTGCGAAATCAATATCAAATTCTAAACTTGAACCTGTAATTGACATTACAGAACCTGATCCACTTGAAAAATCGTCTCCGCCGATCTTGTTACCAAAACCGATTTGATCGATATATAATTTCAGTGTATCACCAGTTTGAGTGATTTTAATTTCGTTATCATCAGTGGCTTGTGCGAAAATAATTGATGTCGACAATAGCAATGCTATACTTATAAGTTTATTCATTTTCGTTATACCCCTCTATGTTCCAATAGCCTCTTTCGTGGCCTTGGTTTACTAATTCCAACACTGCAGCTTCAATAGCTGTTCGTGTTGCGTATGTCACTGACTCATTATTACCCACGCCGTCCTCATATTCTACTAGTGTGGTACTATTATCGACGAATCGAAACATATCACCACTTCCACCATAACTAAGAATAGTCTTCTTAGCTTGGACATTCAATAATACTTCACCTGTTAGAACTGATACAGCTCTAATAGATACGGTGACGACATCTTGCGTATATCGTTTACTTTTACCAATGCCCAGAAGTCGTGCGCCCCGACCACCTGTTTGTACATTAGTATCATAGCCAATAATTCCACCTTCTATTATCATTCCTGCGAATAGGAGTGGATTTAATGGTTGCGGCCCACCGTCGCCCGCAAATTCTTGTCTTGCACTTCTGATAATCTGTCTTTCTCTTACTAGATTATCAATGCCTTGTCTTTCAGCAACTCTAAACCAAGTGCCGCCTCCTGCTGTTTTCAAAGCGTCAATTAACATTTCTGTTCCGCCTTGAGTAACTGCAGTAGAAAAGTCTGCTATACCTTCTCTTTCTTTTCTTTGTCCTGTTTTATCTAGGAATCCATACACTGCCACAACTGGCATTTCTTTTGCTGGAGGTAAGTTAAGTAATTCTACATATGATGGTAACCTTACTACTTCAGGTTCTTCAACACAAATATATTGTTGATGTAAAATTTCTTCTATTTTATTATCGCCGTTTTGAATTAATGTAACTAAGTCTTTATTTTCTTTGTAATTAATTATTCGACATTCTTGTGGTTCATCTGACCAGATAGGTGTTGATGACTCATTCATCACACTAAGAACCATTAATAAACCTAATAATATTTCCATTAGCCTACATCCGGATCTTGGCCAAAGTTACCTGAACCGATTGGTATTTCAATAACAGTAGTTGTTCCGTCTTCTCCGACAATAGTCATTTTAATATATTCAGTACCGTCTGCATTTGTAATTACTTCATATGAAACAGTATTACCTTCTAATACGAAAGAACCAAACCTTACAGAATTATCATTACTAAACATTGACTCTACTAACTGTTTTGATAACTGAGCATATATTCTACTCTCTAAGTTTCTTATAAACTTTGCCATCGTAGTATTATCAGCTTCTCTTTCAGCCGCTTTACGAGCAGCTTCCATCGCATCTTCTATTGCTTTCTTTCTACTATGTTCTTGATTCTCGATAGTTAGGTAATGTGCTCCAGTGCCTTGTCCACTAAAACTTGGATTTTTAAATTTATGAGTTATGGGTGCGGCATCTATAGGATTACTTATTGCCAAAATTGATATCATGAAAATTGTCATCAGTAAACTGATTTCTATTTTATCTCTCATTGTGTTTTCCTCGCTTCTTTTTTTCATTCTCTTTATATTCTAATACTACATTTACTTTTTGTTGTAACCTAATTAAGTCTTGGTCCAACATTCTCATTTGGTCTATTACTTTAATTAATTGGAAGTGCATTTTTTCTATTTCAGGATCAATCTTTTCGCTAATAAAGTTCCATACGAAATAAACAAAATAACCTAAACCTACAACCATGACTGTAGGAAAACCATAATCTTGTATTAATTGAGCAATATCCATTAATCTCTTCTCACATCAAGTTTACCGTCTTCGATAAAATTTTCCGCTCTTGCGACTCTATCGATATCTGGTCTTAATTCTAAGGCGCTGCTCACAAGCATATCTATTTTGATCATTTCATTCGACATTGTTCTTGCTCTATTTTCTAAGGATGAACAAAACATCGTCAAAGTCTTAATATCATCAATTATGCCTTCCATGATTTGACGTATTATAATAAAAATAAATATTCCGCCTACAATTGCTATTGCAATCGGTAGACCCACGTCACCTATTAAACTAAAAACTTCTTCCATAATATAGTTTATTTATAAGATTTTATAGCTCTATTGCAAAAATCTTATCAGATTCTACTTTTTTGAGATCAAAATTGATTGAAACACCACACCCGCAGGCTGAAGTTTCCTTGGGATTCTCGAATATAAACACTTCGTTTAATCCTTGTTTTTGATAGTCTAAAGTCATACCAGTGAGATATGGTATAGAAACTTTATCTATGACAAATTGTAATTTGCCGAAATCTATGAGAATGTCGGAATCAGACTTAGTAGTAACAGAATCAAAAATATACTCAAAACCAGCGCAACCTCCGCCTGTGATCCCAAGCCGTATATAATTAAATCGTTCTTTTTCTTGCTTTTCAAGAAGTTTTTTAATCGCTTCATTTGTGATATCAATCAACGTTTCCGACATCTGGGTACGTTTGATAGTTTTGCTTTGCCTTTTCAGTTTTGTCATTCCAATTCTTTATCGCATCTTTAATACATGCCTCTGCTAAAACAGAGCAATGGTATTTAATTGGTGGTAAATCTAAAGCGTCTGCGATTTCTTTATCTTTGATGAGCTTTGCTTCTTGTATGGTTTTACCCATAAGCATTTCAACAAACATAGTTGAGGATGCAATTGCTGATCCACACCCATACGTTTTAAATTTAACATCAATAATCTTTTCGTTGTCGTCTAGTTTTAATTGAACTTTCATGACGTCTCCACAAGCTGGAGCTCCATTCATGCCAGTCGCAATATCGGGATCATTAGGATCGAATCTACCTACTGAAAAAGATTGAGGGTTATTCAAAACCCCCTCAAATCTTTCAATGACCTTCTTACTATACGGCATTAACTAAAGTCTATTGATACTACTTTTAGCGCTGCTCCACCTTGTAAAGTATCACGTGCATCTTTTCTGATAAACATGACATCTTTAGTTTTAAGTGTAACAGTTGCAAGTGTATTACCACCCGCATTTTTTTGTGTAATTAAGAGATCAGATCCTCCTGAATTATATACACGTACGAGCTTTGCAAAAGCTACGTTACTTGCAGATGTCAGATTACTTTCTGATGCATTTAAACTTACTATTCTCATTTGTTAATTCCTATTTTACTACTTTTTTTCTAGATCTGCCTTTTCGAGCCGGAGCCTTTTTAGCGGCAGGTTTTCTTTTACGTTTTGGTTTCTTACCATCAACATAAGCTTCATTAACATTTGGTGTATTAGGATCGTCTGCTACAAAATGCCCTTTAGCATTTCTTGCTCTTTTACCAGATGCTTCACCAAAACCTAAGTCGGGTAGAAATCTTTTTAACCATGTAAACATAATTATCCTCCATATTATATTTCTTCAAGTCTCTTCATAAGCCTTTCAGCTCTGTTGGTGACCTGATTATACCAACGGGAATCTCTTCCCTCAACAGCTGCTTCTTTCCAATCATGATTAAATAAAGCAGCATTATGCTTTTTAAACTTACTTAAGCGTGTAAGTCCCATATTAAACATCATGTTCGCAACAATCTGTCTAACTTCTTCGGGATAATTATCCCAGTCTTCGTGTAATTTTTTACAATCCTCTATTACGATTTGTACGTCTCTTTCGAAACATTCATCAACTCTATCCTCTGAGACTGGAGCACCCACCTCCAACCCATGTTCTGGGTCTCCTTCAAGGACAAGGTGACCAATACCGAATGTAGGATAACCAAGATGGTCATTATATATTTCATATACGACTCCTTCGTCTATTTTAAGTGTTTCTTTTAATTGTTCAATATTCATATTATATCTCTGAATCTACTAGGATATCATTTGCATAGAAATTACCTAGTTCTGTTTTAATTGTATATGTTTTATGTTTACCATCAAGTACTTCTATAGAATTTACTTCTTCTAAAGTACCATCATATTTCATAAGCTTATCACCTACTTTAATTTCTTCTGAATCTTGATTATAATTAGCTTTTGTAATATCTGGTTTTACTGATACTGCTCTGTATCCGTCAGCATAAAGTACGTGATCTTCTGTAACTTTTGTATCGTTTATAATATATAAGTTATTATGTTTAACATTGCGTATTTCAATTAAGTCAGCTAATTCTATTTCGCCTGTTTCTACATTATATCCATATATTTTTGGATCCGTTTCAACAATGTTGTTTATATGCATTAGGCCATTTTCAGTTTGAACTAAATGATCTTCATGTATACATAAACCGAAGCCTCCGCCTGGAGATGATCTTGTTGCTGTTAATTGGAAAGTAGATGAATTAGATGTTCTTGAATTAGATGTTGCAATTACATTATTACTAGCATCTCTTGCTCTTACTGTAAAAGTCGGAGCATCCTGGCCTGATGTCGCTGAGTTTGCTTTATAAAAAGCTGAACCTAAACTACTGCCTCTTTTAACTTGCCATCTACCTGTAGTAAATCCGCTTGATCCATCAGATGTACTTGTACCTATTGTTTTATATGTGTTCTTTGTCCAGTTTCCTCCAAATGACGCATTGCTAGGCTCAAAGGAATCACCCGTTCCCGTTTCATGTCCTGTAAATACTCCATTCCAATTACATTTTGCTTGAACGTGATTTGGATCTGCTTCATCATAATCAGCAAAAGTTAGAAAACTTGCAGTAGCCATTCCTCCATTACCTGTACCATTAGATTTTTGAAGTCTCATTCTTACTCTATTATTATTTGCTTGATATGAGAATCCAAAATCAAATATAGCTACAGTACTAGTACTAGTTGAACTATCGGTAGGAGTAAATGGAGCATTTCCTAATCCTGCAGTATCATTATCCCATTCGAAAGTAACTTGTGAATAACCATAAAATTCTGATACTGCATACGGTGCAGTACCATTTGGTGTTCCTGTAATATCTCCACCTGAACTATCATTTGTTCCATCTACTGATAAACCTTTTAAACTTACATTTGTTCTAGCAGTAGTGTTACCTTGCTTTTCTTGCAAGATTTGATTCAATGATAATTGATTTCCTGATGCTGGTAATGTCATTATTTAACTATCTCCGCTATTAAGTCTTCAAAGGCTTCTACTTTTTCTGTTCTCTTAGGCCAGTAGATGTAATCCTTTTCTGGGTTTGCTTTTAAGTTAGCTAATAAAGGTAATATTGAATTATATAATTT